ATGAAAACACATGATTTTTGGTATGATCTGCCGGAAGAGCTGATCGCCCAGACGCCCTTGGAGCGGCGGGACGGTTCCCGGCTGATGGTGCTGAACCGGGAAACCGGGGAAATTCAGCATAAGCATTTTTACGACGTCATCGACTATCTGAACCCCGGCGACTGTCTGGTGATGAACGATTCCCGGGTGCTGCCCGCCCGGCTCATGGGGCACCGTCCCACCGGCGGCGTGGTGGAGGTGCTGCTTCTGCGGGACTTGGGCAACAAGTGTTGGGAGTGCCTGTGCAAGCCCGGTCGGAAGATGCAGGTCGGCAACGAGGTCATTTTCGGAGACGGCGAGCTGTCCGCCGTCGTTCGGGAAGTGCGGGAGGACGGCAACCGGGTGGTGGAATTCCGGTACGAAGGAATTTTTCTGGAAGTGCTGGAACGCCTTGGGAAGATGCCCTTGCCGCCCTACATCAAGGAGGAACTTCAGGATCAGGAGCGGTATCAGACCGTCTATTCCCGTGAGGTCGGCTCCGCCGCCGCACCCACGGCGGGACTGCATTTTACAAAGGAATTGTTGGAAAAAATCCGGGAAAAGGGCGTAAACGAAGCCTTTGTGACCCTGCACGTAGGGCTCGGCACCTTCCGCCCGGTGAAGGCGGAGGAAGTGACTGAGCATCATATGCACTCCGAGCTGTGCATGATGAACGCCGAGACCGCGAACATGCTGAACGAAACAAAGCGGAACGGCGGCCGGGTCATCTGCGTGGGCACGACTTCCTGCCGCACGCTGGAATCTCTGGTAAACGACGACGGCACCTTCGAGGCCAAGTCCAAATGGACGGATATTTTCATTTACCCGGGGTATACATTCAAGGCCATGGACGGCCTGATCACAAATTTCCATCTTCCGGAGAGCACCCTCGTCATGCTGGTATCCGCGTTTGCTGGGCGCGAGCATGTGCTGAACGCCTACGAGGAAGCGGTAAAGCAGCGGTATCGGTTCTTTTCCTTCGGGGATGCTATGTGTATTGTATAACATAAGATTTTTTGATATAAAAATGTTCGATTTATGCTGGATTATAGGTGACTGGCTGAACTTTTTTTGAATAAGGTTCTGAGAAAATTTTGCGTAAGGGGCAAAAATCTTATACACTTAACAGCCTATGTGTATGAAAAATGCCTGTTGCTGCAAGGAGAAGATCGAACTTTTTATAAGAAAACGGCAACCAGTTATATAGGCTGGTTGCCGTCGTTTTCTGAACTTTTTTTGGGGGGGAAAAAATGAGGTTTTGCAGCACGCTAATCAATTTGCCATTTACGACTAAAAATGGTGGGAAAAGCTGCTATTCGTAGCTGAATTCCAGTGTGATGCCGTTCTTGAACTCAATTGAGGATACCTTGCCATTGAGTATGACGATTTTCCTTATGATTGCATTCAGAAAGGACTTGACGACGCTCAGATCAACATTGCGAATGAAGCTTGCCGGATCGTCCCGGTCTCCGTTCATGATGCGCTCGACCATAATAAAATAGCTGGCTTTTTCCACGAAAGCGTCATCCAGACTCTGCAAGCCGGCGTTGTCAACGTCGAGCTTGAGAAGCTTTGCGTCAATAGCGTTCAGATCGTCAATGAGTTTCTTTTGCTCAAGGATGAATTCCTTTTCTGGGATTTCCTCGCTACCATACAGAAACAGAGACTTCAGACGACGCAGTGCAATTTCCTTTTTCCGGCGCTGATCTTTCAGGAATTCAACTTCTGATGCTGCGTCATTGGGCTGGCTTCGTTTGAATTCCGGAGAATATTCCAGACCGGACGTGCCGCTTTTCAGGATGGACAGGAGCTGATTAAGGCCATCCGGTTTGATGTGCTTGACATCACAGAACACAGCGCCGGACAGAAGCCGCTTTTCCAGAGTTGCCGGTTCCGTGCGCGACCCTATTTTATCTTTCGCTGTTAGAATGTTGGAAATCAGGCTGAGGACGAATGGGGCAACTATAACGTCTGACACATACTTACTTTTGCACGAAGATGGACCTTTCCTCCTATTCATGCAGGCGTAATTTGACGGCGTCCAGCCATCCGCCCTGCGGTTTCCCGGAGTTGCGGTCATGATGTCAGAGCAATGCCCGCACACAAGAAGGCCGGAGAAGATGTGAACGTTCTTTTTTTCAACGCTGATTCCACGCTGGTTTCCACCTCGCTTATTCTGCTTCAGCCTATACTGTATAACGTCGAAGCGCTCTTTTGAGATAAGCGGGGGATGATGGTCTTCTACGACGACCCATTCGGAGTCACTTCGCCTTTGACCATCTGTTCCCTTCCGGATGTTGTACCGATATGCGCCGTAATAGAATGGGTTTGTCAGGATTTTATGAATCGATGTCGAATTCCATGTGCCACCGGCTCGCGTAAGGATCTTTTCACTATTGAGCATGTTTGAAATGTAAAGACATGATTGATGTTCTTCGTAGAGCTGAAAAATCCGCTTAGCAACTTCTCCCTCAGTATCGTCTATGGAAAATGATGTGCTGTCCTTTGGATGCGCGTACCCATACGGAACTCTGCCGCCGTTCCACTTACCATTGTTTGCTCTGGAGAGCATGACCGCCGTCACTCGCTCGGATGTCATGTTCCGCTCAAGCTCAGCGAATACCAGTATGATTTTGAGCATGGCTTCGCCAATGGCCGTGGACGTATCGAACTGCTCGTTCTTTGAAATGAAGATAACTCCAAGGTTCTGAAGTTCAGCATACATAGACGCGAAATCAAGAAGGTTTCGGCTCACCCGGTCGATTTTCCAGACGAGAACATGGGAAAATTCTCCGCTCCTGATTCGGGCCATCATTTTCTGAAAATCTGGCCTGTCGGTGTTTTTTGCGGAATATCCTGCATCTTCAAATACAACGTAGTCGTTGATGCCGAGCACCAACTGGCAATAGGCGATCAGCTCACGCTGCTGCACCTGCAGGGAGTCTTTATCGACCTGCCAGTGCGTGGAGACTCTGATGTAGATTGCAGCTTTCAGGTCCGTTATTTTTTTGGACGTGGATGGAATGGTAGCCACGGCGTTCATCCCTTTCTTTTTAGAATAGAAGCGGACAGAAGAGATTCTGCCCGCTTCTTGCTTTTATCATAGTCCTTGGAAGAATATGCTGCGTCTCAACTCTCTACAGCCACGTATTTCGTGGAATAGGCCAAGTGAAACCACTTTACTCATCCGAATCGGAAACAGACGTAATGAGTTCTTCAATGGCTTCCATGAAGGCGTCTGTATTGCCGAGAATTCTGCGAACATATCCGTAATAGAAGCTCGACGGAACGGTGTACGGAACGTTCTTGCACTTATCCTGATTTACGAATACCTTGTAGAAGTCAAGATAAGCATTTGCCTTGTATAGTGGGATGCCTGCCTTGCCGAGCTTGTATTGAATATCTGCCGGGTAGACCCAGATATCAGCAGCCGGCTTTCCAGCTGTTCCTGATTTCCCGAACACCAGAATCGGGCAGGAGGAGCCGTCCGGGAGCTGAATTCGGATACGAACTTCCGACGGGTGAATTGTGACCGAAACACCTGGCAGGTCGCGGATGTTTGCGATGAAAGACAACACAGAGTCAGCTTCGTAATTCCCGTTTGCAGCAAACACATTGACGAACTCTTCCAGGGAAAGAACCGGAGGCTGTGGCTGAGCGGATGCGCGAATAGATGGTTCCTGGCTCATTTGTTTTTGAGTAAATACCTGGCGCTCAATAACAGTCGTCTTTGTCAGGACGTTCGGAATGACAATTGTGCCGCCATTGTGTTCGTAAAGTTCTAGCTCCAGCAGCCCCAACTTGAAACTGTTTGAGGTATAACCGGAGATGAAATCTGCCAGCTTCTGAACGCCACTTCGTATTCCATCGCCGACAATGAGCAGCAGGAAGTCTGCGTTTTCAAGGCTCCTGTTCACAGAATCGGTGAAACGGGCTGAATCCTCCACGGTCAAATAGCCTGCTTCCAGCATTAAATCGAAGACACGGGATGCCTGTCCTCTGCGATGGAATGTGTACTCAGAGGCAACTTTGTCAAGGTCTTCCGATGTCCATCCCTGAACATCCTTGGCGTAGTCGATGATCTGGGCTACGACAGCCCGTCTGGATTCTTGATTGCGGAACAGTTTGGTTTCGACGATGACAACGTGTCCGGTTGCGGATACATAAAGGTTGTCTATGTATCCGGATGATCCGGTTCCGACTTTAACTTCCTTCCCAATACAAATGAGATCGGAAAATTCCGAGCCGATTTCCTCAGACTGGAGCAGGGATGGATTCTTTTCAATAAGACGTTGAATCCATGCTTCGTCGTAGGTTTTCTGCATCAGCGGTATTCTCTGGAGGTGTTCCGTCTTGTGGTCTGGGCCTACAAAGATTGCGTTCCTGCTTGTCCTGTCGCTGTAGATCATGTGTCATTACTCCTTTTTGTATTTGCTTAGCAGCACACGAATGACACGGCGGTCATCCTCGGATGCCAGTGAGTAAAGATAAACAACATCTTGGATGTCCGCAGGTAGCACATCGAATTTCTCACCGTTTATCCCCACAAGCCAGTCAAGAGAAACGTTGAAGTATTCTGCAATCCTGACAATGTAAGAGAACTTTGGCTCTCGCTCTCCCGTCAGATACCTCGATATAGTAGGTGCCGGTATTCCGATGTCATCGCAGAATGAGTTTACTGTCATTCCACGACGTTCGATGAGCATTCTGACATTGTTGCTAAACGTTGAGTAATCCATAGCTTCTTGGCTCCTTTCAAGCATTTACCACTTTGATAAGATGATACATCAAATAGATTAAAACCGCAACAGATTTTATCGCTAATAAGAAAAATTTTCTTACAACTGATAAAATTTTGCTTGACAATTACCGAATGGTAAGATATAGTTATCATATCGGTAAAACATCGAAGGAATGAAGGTGGATAAATGAATCGGAGAGAGATTAAGGCTCAGAGAATACGGCTTGGTCTTACACAGGAGAATGTTGCGACCGAGCTTGGTATGAACCTGCACACCTACAGGAAGAAAGAGAGTGGCGGTTCCCCGTTCTCTGAGGATGAAAAGCTTTCTCTTGCAAAAGTCCTCCACTTCAACCCCGAACAGCTGAACGATTTTCTTTTTGATGGTAAATTACCAATTTGATTGCACAAGAAATCAAAGCGGAATAATGCTTTTGGCGAACAGATTACCAATGTGATATTGTTATCTGTTACTACGGTAATTATACATGAAGAAGGTGTTGAAAAAAATGGGACGTGAAGCTACGAAGGCTATAGGAAATCCGTGGTACGAAGCCAGAATGGAAGCTGCAAAATGGGATGACAGACTCCTTAGTCGAGAAGGGGCAGCGGAACTGCTTGGAATGTCTGTATCTGCGGTTGCTGATGCTGAGCTGAACCTGACGAAATGTATGCCTCCTGACAAAGCAGTTCAGATGGCTGACTTGTACAAGGCTCCGCATTTGCTGAACTATTACTGTTTGCATGAGTGTCCAATTGGAAAAGACAGGCCCGTCTCTGAGGAAGTTGTTCCGATTGAAAGAGTTACAGTTAAGCTCTTAAAGGGGATGAAGTTGGATCGTCTGGATGACATAAAAGACAGGCTTATGGATATTGCCGCAGATGGGAGGGTTTCAGAGAATGAAATTGAGGATCTGTCTCAAATCACTGAGTATCTGGAGGATGTTGCAAAATCAATAAGTGAGTTGAAAATCATCACAGAAATGGCAATCAAGAGGAGTAAAAATGGATGCCAGACAAGGAAGAACTGATGAGGATACTTTTGGAACAATATGTTGGTTCGGTAGATACGGATACTGTCAACGTTGCTATTGAAAGCAGTAATCTCAGAATTAGCGAGTTGCTGAAGGAAAAAGCGGCTTTGGAATCCGGTGGCGACGCTGGCTTCGACATCCGGAAGAAAATTGCGGATGTTGAGCTGAGGATTGCCGATGGAAGACTGGATTTCACGAAGATGCAGAGAGAGCGGAACGCTTCGCTCAACGCTAAGGTCATGGACGCTGAGAGAAAGGTCTACGCCTGTAGAACGGAATCGACTCGCGCCGAGTTTGAGAAAGTCCAGAAGCGGAAAATGCTCGAAGATATGACTGCGATCAGAGAGAAGATTCTGAAAGAATGGAAGCAAGTGAATGCTGAGTCGCTTTCTGATTCTGCAAGGATTTGTCCGACGTGCGGCAGGGAGCTTCCTGCCGACAAGATTGAGAAAATCGTTTCGGACTTCAATCTTTCCAAGAGCCGGAGATTGGCGCAGTTGAACATGAGAGGAAAGACTGAGGCTTCCAAGGACATGATCGAGAAGCTGAGAGTGGAGCTTCATGAAAGCGAAGCAAAAGCTGCTTCTGCGCTACTTGCAATCACCGCTGCTGAGAAAGAGCTTGAAGAAGCGAGAAGTGCAATTGGAACAGATCCCACGTATGAACACACCAACGAGTACGGATTGCTCCAAAATGAGCTGGCTCAGTTAAAAGAAAAGCTTTTGGACATCGGGAAATGTGAGGAAGATGCTTCTGCTGAGATGGAAGGAAAGATTGCAGCCGAAAAGAAGCAGCTGAGCTGTTATGAGGAAATGCGCGTTAAGATTGCCCTTGCTGAAGCACAGAAAAAGAGGGTCGCAGAACTGGAAGAGGCCGAGGCGAGATTGTCTGATGAGTACGGAAAGACTGAGCGAGGGTTATATCTGTGCGATCTTTTTATGCGGGCAAAGGTCGATATGCTCACGGAGCGTATTAACCGGAAGTTCCGGAGAGTTCGGTTCAGACTGTTTGAGGTTCAGCAGAACGGCGGCTTGAAGGAAGGCTGCGATGTCATGGTTCCGACCGACGATGGTCGGCTTGTTCCGTACTCCGTTGCAAACAATGCTGCGAGGATCAATGCTGGACTGGAAATCATTGACACGTTGTCTGGACATTGGGGCGTAAAGCTTCCGGTTATGGTTGACAACGCAGAGAGCATTACCAGACTTGCAAAGACGAACACGCAGATGATTCGCTTGGTAGTTTCAGAGCCTGACAAAGTGCTGAGATTGGAAGTTTAAGATAAGACACCCGGCCTGATGTCATCTGGCCGTGTCAATATATGGAGGTAAAAATAATGGCGAGTGCTGAAAACAATGAACAAACCCAGTTGACCGAGCAAAAGCCCGTCCAGCTCAATCAGAGCGAACGCTTCACGGCGATGGTTATGAAGGAATTCGGAACCGGCGTTGGAGCGCCGAGTCTCACGGACTACCAGAAGAAGCTGATTCAGGGCTACTTCATCGCAATTGACCGGGCGCTAAAGAAGGCAGAGGAAGATCGTATCCGGAAGAACGCAGCCAATAAGGATCCAAAGTACAACAATGATCTGGAGGTAAATTGGCAGAATGTCAACCTGCAGGATCTGGCAACAGATGTCGTTCACTACGCCCGGATGGGTCTGGATATGATGCAGGACAACCATCTCACCCCGATTCCTTTCAAGAACAACAAGACAAGAAAGTTGGTTTGGTCTGTCTTCGGAAAAGCCTATGAATACCAAGGAATCGAGAAATGAGGAATACTGAACATGGAAAGAGACGTTCACGTCATGATAGATATTCCTGTAGCAAGGAAAATGCTTATTCTCGCCGGCTGGGGATATGATGAGATACGTTCTTCTACCGACATTGAGATATTCGAAAAAGTTCTGGAACAGATAGACTGCTACGGGGCTACATTTGAGATAGGAGGAAAGTAAATGAAAAGACCGTTGTGGGTTCAAAAGCTCTCTAATGCTCAGTTAAAGGAGATGATCTCCTATGCTGATGACATTGAGATCACCGGCAAAGTTCGATTCAACGAGGTGAAGAACATACTTATCGCATGGTACTATCAGCGAACTGGAATGGAAAGAGCGATTGCTTTTTGCGTTGATGTGTACAAAGAGGCAGCATTCAGATGGATGAAACAAAATGGCCTGACATTTTCTTTCGGAGAGAATGACGACTTTGATTTTTTCATAGAAGGCGTTTTCGGTGAATTTGATTTTCCCATTTCTGACCAGAACTTCGAGAGAAGAGGGTTCTACAACTACATGAACGCTGAGTATGACAACGTGTTCGTGATTTCGTCTGTCAGCAAGCACGACCTGATACCGCATTTTGAAATTACAGCGAGGTGATGTGAGTGAGCTTCTTTGACCCGTCCTTTAAGGACATCACGATCAATAAGGAGTACATGAAGGCTCACGTCAAGCTCTCTGTTTTTGGAGGACGCTTCAAACAGGCGCAGGAATGGCTTGATAAAGAAATTGTCAAGCGCATGACTCCGTTTGTTCCCAAGAAGACTGGCACATTTCTTGGCAAAATCGTCAGCGGAAATGCTTCGAGGGTCGGAACCGGCAGAATTATAACCTCTGTTCCCCCGCAGGGAAGAGCGCTTTATCCCGGTGTCTCCAAAAGTGGACGACCGTACCATTGGACAAATCCAAGCACGCAGCCATACTGGGGAAAGTACACCGTTCAGACCTACAGAGGAGAACTGAACAGTGGCGTAAACCGAATCCTGCATGGGGAGGACACGAATGGATAAAGAAAAGCAATATCCGCTTGACGTAGAAGGCGCTGATTACGTCACGGATGCCCTGATGAATACGCTCAATAGCTATCCGGGACTTCTCAGCAATGAGAAGTTCCTTTTTTCTAGCACGAATCTTTCCGATGGCCTGAATGTTGCTGCGACATCCGGCGCTGTCATCGTCGAGGAGCATGAGAGCGTTACAGGGCATGTCTGGCAGATGTGCGCCTATCCGTTCATGGTCATCATGAGAGCTTCCGGCCTCAATTCTGATCGGAAGATTGAGGCTAAGGAATGGATGGATAAGCTCGCCGAATGGCTTACCCGGAAAGCTGTCACAATCGATGGCAGTACGTACCAGATGAAGAAATGGCCCGAACTGTCTGGGGACAGGGAAATTCGGCGAATTGTAAGAAATACCCCGGCTTACCTTGCGGAAGTTACTCCCGACAAGGTTGAGAGCTGGGTTATGGATCTGACGATTCAATATCGTCAGGAATTTGACAGATGAGAAAGGAGAGGAAACCCAATGTATGCAAGAAAATACCTGTTTCATTTTCTTGATGCAGGCTTCAATCGTATGACCGCTGAAGATGGCACTCCGCCTGAGAATACGAACTATGTCCGGCTCGGCAAGCATCTGGAGCAGTACAACGAAGAACTTAACCCGCAGGTGAACACGACCAACAACATCCTCGGCGAACAGGTTGTTATGTTTACCGGCTATCAGGTTTCCAGCACCGTCGAACCGTACTATGCCGAAAAAGACGATCCGCTGTGGGAAAAACTGCAGACGATCGCAAACGAGCGCATTACCGGAGACGGCGTTGAGACAACCCGAGTTGATGGCCTTATGGATGAGGAAGGCACTGTCCTGTGGGCGTACATCGAGAGCTGCAAGGTCATTCCGTCTTCCCTTGGCGGCGATACATCCGGCGTTCAGGTTCCGTTTCAGGTACACAACAATGGCAACCGCCACAAGGTCAACTTTGACCTTGCCACCAAAAAGGCGACGAAGATCACACAGTGAAGAAGGCAACGGGGCGGCCTAAGCGCTGCCCCGTGTTCAAACAAAGGGAACATATAACTGGAGGTAAATGTTATGAGTGAAGAAACGAAAAAGACGGTTCCTGTCGCAACCGAAAACATGGATTCCATTGTCATCGATGATGGTGCCGTAGAAGTGGCGATTCAGAATCAGTTTGGGGAACGAATCGGTACATTCCGGTTCTACCCGACCGATGTCAACATTGTGAACCGATACAACGAGGTTGCTGACCAGTTCGAAAATGTCGTTGCGCCTCTGATAAATGCGAACATCAATCAGGATGGCGAGGGCGAAGACAGTACGTCTGTCGATATTCTGAATGAAGCGGGCAATAAGATGGTTGAGCTGATGGATTACGTCCTGAACGGCAATTCCAGAGAAGCGTTCTTCAGCAAGACCCATATTTTCACGCCGATGGGTGGCGTTTTCTTCTGCGAGAAGGTATACGATGCCATCGGCAAATACATTTCCAAGCGGTTCGACGCTGAGGTAAAGCGTGTGAACGTCCGGATGAAGCAGCATATGCACGGCTACAAAACCGGAAAGCACGCTAAGGGCAGACAGTAATGTTTGGCCTTCCGACGACGCTCAGCGTCAACGGCAGGGACGAGCCTATCCGCTGGGAGTATACGGCGGTTCTGGATATCATTTCGACGATGAATGACCCTGAACTTGAAGATATCGAGAAGGTTTATGCAAGCTAA